CATCAAAGCCAGCAAGTTCATTACCTCCTTGCTGCCAAACCTGCCCGGTATTCCCGGCGCACCGGCTACGGAAAAGTTTAAACGCGCTGAGGCTGGAGCAGAAACGGTTACGCAATCGCCCATCACGACCACCGATGCCGTGCTTCAGACCTTTGGCATCAAGGTCACACCGGTTGATGTGGATAAACTGACTGCACAGCAACAATTTGCCATGGTTCGTGAGCGAGACGCATTGTCCAAGAAATACCTTGATGTTCAGAGAAAGTACGAGCAGGGCATGATTTCCGAAGAGGAATTCACGAAAGCCTCCGATGATTACTTGGATCGCATTCAGGCTTTGAGTGACAAGTACGCCGAGCGTATGGCTCCTGTTGAAAAAAAAGCCAAAGGCGGCATGGTTAACAGCGAAGATCAGGCGGTTATTGGCGAAATACGCAAACTGCCATGGTTTAATCGTTATGTTAAAAAATTCGGAGAAGAACCCGACTTATCGCCAAACGCTGATTACGACTACATTACGGCATATAAATCTGGTGCCAGACCAGACGAAACAGATCACTGGCCTTCTTATACGGGCAGCGGAATTCGTTTAAAAAGAGAAAATCATCCGACGCTTTGGAAAACGCTCTTCATGGACAAAACCGGAATTGATCCGGACTCCATTGGGATCAAAAACGAACAAGAAGGACAGGCATTCATTCAGAAGCAAGAGTTGCTACAGAAATACTATTTGCAGGCTAAAGCCAAAGGCGGCCCGGTCTACACCCCCGCCGAAAAGGACTTGCTAAGACGCTACTCAAGCAGGTAGAGTCAAGCCCATGAAAAAGCGGGAGAAGTACATCCCTGTCCAGATTGAGGATGGGAAGTGGTACCGCATGAAGGGTTACACGCACACGGAGTGCTGTGACTGTGCGCTCGTACACAAGGAAGAGTTCCGGGTCGTAGACGGCTGCATTGAATGGAAGGCAGTCAGAGACGACAAGGCCACGGAAAAACGCCGGAAGGAACTAGGCATCAAAATCACCAAGAAGTAATCATGCCAAGATACACAGATGATTCCGAGTTCATAGAGACTTGGAGACGCTTCAAAAAAGCAGGACTAGTGGCCAAACACCTCAAGATGGATGTGAGATCCGTCTACGACAGGCGACGGTCGGTAGAGCTGAAATACAACATATCCCTTGAAAGCAACAGAAGAAACGTTGTTGCGACCAGCCCCAAGACCATTGCGGGTAACAAGCTAAACGAGCTGGCCAAGATCCGTCAGGATAAGTACGAGTCGGAAATGGTCGATGCCATTAGCGATGGCGTGATTCTGATTGCTTCGGACTGCCACTACTGGCCCGGTATCGTGACCAAAGCGCATCAAGCGTTTTGCAAGTTGGCCAAGGAACTCAAGCCCAAGATGGTGGTGCTGAATGGCGACATCTTAGACGGTGCCCGCATCAGCCGACACGCTCGCATCATGTGGGAAAAGCAGCCGCAGATGAAGGACGAGATTGCTGCCGTACAGGATCGCTGCGCTGAGATCGAACGTGCGGCCTCAGGAGCCAAGTTTGTTCGCACCATTGGTAACCACGATGCCCGCTTTGAGAACTACCTCTCAAGCCGCGTGGGCGAGTTTGAAGAGATGACCGGCATGACCCTGCTGGATTACTTGCCCCGCTGGCGTGCGGGCTGGTGCATCCATTTAAACAACCAGACGGATGGGTGGACCACGATCCGGCATCGGCCTGTTGCGGGTGGCATCCACTCGGCCTATAACTCAACGCTCAAAGCAGGAGTGTCGTACGTACACGGACACTTGCACAAACTCTCTGTGACCCCGTGGTCGGATTACCGTGGCCGACGATACGGTATCGATACCGGCACCATGGCTGAGCCGTATGGTCCGCAGTTCAATTACACCGAAGCGGGTCCGGTCAACTGGGCCTCGGGTTTTGCGGTACTCACGTTCCACAAGGGCAAGCTCTTGCAGCCGGAACTCTGTGTGGTCGAGCACGGTGATGCGTGGTTCAGAGGTAAGAAAGTCTGATGCGCTGCCCGCAATGTAAGCACTTCGTCAAGACGTACGAAGGCGAGGGGTGGTGCTCCCACCCCAGATACTCGGAGCTGGTGATTCTCTCAACGGGCAGCGAACCGTGCCGGGGCAACGGCTACGTCAAGGGAAGCGAACAATCTCCTGCTCCGCTGCCTGTCGCTGAAGAGAATCCACGTACGCCGTAACGATGGCTTCGATAAATTCGTCAAAGCGATCCGGTGTGAACTGCATAAAATCATACACGCCGTGGGCTTCGATGAAATGACCGGCTGCGACAGCGGCTTCGTTTAAAGCAGTTTGTTCGTTCGGTTGTTTGTCAATCATGTAAGCGTCCATGCAGCGCATGCTGCAAAATCTTGCGGGCTTCTTAAGTCTTCCGGGCGGAGGCATATACAGGTACCCCCGTTCCTTCCTGCGGCAGATTGGGCAGGAACCGAAAACCGGTAACTTCTGTGTACTTGCCGTTTTTGCGTACTTGGATTTCATCAGGTTTCAATATCGTGTGAGCTTTAGCGAGGGCATCGGTCGTGCTAGTGGGAAGGACACCGGGTCCAGCCATGCGCCGCTGCCACCACTTACGGGCTTTCTCTTGCGCGTACCCCTTGTGGTCAAAGCACACCCACTCCCGATACACCACCAGCCCTGAGCGGTATTCCACCCGCATAGAGTCGGGGCTACCGGTCTTCGTATGGCGGCGGTAAGCAATCGCGTTGACCTTGATCCACTGCTCAGGGATTGCAGCAGCCATCACTGGCAGCGTCGTCGCCGTGCGGTCAATCTCCACTTCCCGAGCAGGCCACAGGTACCCACAGTCCAAGCACTCCATGGCCGCAGCGTGGACAATGCTCTTGCACTCGGGGCAGGTCTTGGTCGGGGCAACGCCTTCCTCGCTGGACTTACGCGGCTTCTTGGGATTGATGCGATCTACCGGGCCATGACGGGCGACGTTGCCTGCAAAGTCCAATACCAAGCAGTCCGCCTTGTCGGGGTGGTTACGCATCCCACGGCCCATGATCTGAACGTACAGCCCCACCGACTGGGTAGGCCGAAGCAGCGCCAATAGGTCCACGCAGGGGGCGTTAAAGCCCGTGGTCAGGACGCCCATAGAAGCCAGCGCCTGAATGCGCCCCGCTTTGAAGTCCGCCACAATGCGGTCTCGTTCGGCTTTAGGGGTCTCCCCGAAGATGGTCTCGCAGGTAATCCCGTAGCCCCTGACCAACTCAGCAATGTGAGTAGCATGGGAGACGCCGGAGCAGAAGAGCAGCCACGACTTACGGTTTTGCCCAAAGGCTACGATCTCGCGGACGACCGACTGGTTTACGTCCTTCTTGTCTACCGCCCGCTCCAGTTCGCCGGGGATGAATTCGCCGCCTCGGATGCTCACGCCCCGTACGTCCAGCAGGGTCTTGGGTTCCTTGGAGATTAACTTGGTGAGGTACCCCTCCTTCACCATGTCCGAGAGCGGGGCTTCGTAAGACACGTCCGTAAAGAGCGCGTCCTTGCCGCTGCACAGTAGACCGCTGTCTAGGCGATAGGGTGTAGCCGTCAACCCAATCACCCGAAGGTGGGGGTTCATCACCTTGAGCGTCTTCAGGAACTTTTGGTACATCGTGTTGGTCTTACGCGGAATCAGGTGCGCCTCATCAATCAGGCACAGATCCACCTTGGTGAACTTGGTCGCATGCTTGTGCACCGACTGTATCCCACAGAACACAATCGCCGGATCGTAGTCGCGCTGATTTAAACCCGCAGAGTTAATCCCAGCCGGAGCCTCGGGCCACAGACGCATCAACTCTTCGTGATTCTGTCTGATCAATTCACGTACGTGCGTCACGACCACGATCTTGCTGTCGGGCCAGTTGGCTAAGACCCGGCGACAAAACTCTGCAATGACAAAGCTCTTGCCCGTACCGGTCGGAAGAACAACCAACGGATTGCCATCGTTCTCAGCAAGGTACTTGAACGTATAGTCAATGGCTTCGTTTTGATACGGGCGTAAGGTAATCACGAATTCAATCCTGCTTTCGGCGTCTTGCTCAATATGTACTTAGCAAGCGTTTGCACTTTCAAAAACTCAGTCGTTGAATCACTCAGCAGCATGGCGTGTGCGTACACATCGAGTGCCTTAAGAACCAAATAGATTTCTTCTCCGGTGAAAGAGAGTAAATCGTCGTCCTCTATGAATTGCTCCGGTTTGTCCATTTGGTTCCATCTTTAAGCGTGTACTCCACCCAGCCTTCACCGTAATCGGTCTGCTCTCCCGGCACAAGGTTGGGG